CGGCGCGCGAACAGTCGAAATATGGAAACAAAAAAATGCGTTTGGATTTTTTCAAACGCATTTTTCATTTTTGACTTTTTGCGAAAAATTTGCTATAATACTTATAGAATAAAAAATAAGGTGATGAAATGATACTTACAAATAAGCAAGAGCAAGGATTGAAATTTGCTATTGAAAGATTTAAAGCGGGCGAAAAGTATACTGTAATTAGTGGATATGCGGGCAGCGGAAAAAGTACGCTTGTGCGCTTTATTGTTGATGCACTTCCCGTTCCTGAAGAAAGTATTTGCTTTTGTGCATTTACAGGCAAGGCCGCGGAAGTTCTTCGGAAAAAAGGCAATAAAAATGTATGCACTTTACATAAGCTTTTATATGACCACTATCCGCTTCGGACCGGCGGTTTTTATAGAAAACCTAAAATCTTCCTAGACTATAGAATCGTTATTGTAGATGAAGTTAGTATGGCTCCAAAAACTTTGATGGACCTGTTGTTTTCTCATAATGTTTATGTTATTTGTTTAGGAGACCCCGGCCAGCTACCGCCAATAGACAAAGATGAAGATAACCATTTATTAGACCATCCGCACATCTTTTTAGATGAAATTATGCGGCAGGCGCAAGAGTCAGAGATTATCCGACTTACTATGCAGATTCGAGAGCATGCGCCAATTAAATCTTTTAGTGGTAAAGAAGTTAAAATCATTTCTTCTAAAGATTTAACTACTGGAGTTCTTAATTGGGGCGACCAGATTCTTGTGGCAACAAATCAAAACCGCTGTAAAATTAATCATCAAATGCGGCAGATGGAAGGTCGTGAGGGTGACCCAGTTGATGGAGATAAAATGATTTGTCTAAGAAACTACTGGGAAGAACTAAGCGATGATGAAAATTCGCTCGTTAATGGAACTATTGGATATTTGAAGAATAGTTTTAAAACATGGCGAAGATTGCCACCTTTTCTTTCTCTTCCTGTTGATAAGTTTGATATTCTAACTGGAAGTATAGTGGTACCAGAGACTAAAGAAGAATATCAATGTCTTGAAATGGATTACAAAATGATTACCACTGGTGAAAAATGCTGTGATTGGAAAACATCTTTTAAACTAAATAAACTAAAAGGAAAATATGGAGAATTAGTGCCCAAAGAATTTGCTTTTGCATATGCAATTACAACACACAAAGCACAAGGTTCTGAATGGGATAAAGTTGTTGTGCTTGAAGAAAAATTCCCGTTCGCAAAAGACGAACATACTAAATGGCTTTATACAGCTTGCACTAGAGCTAGTAAACAACTTGTATTGGTAAGATAAATATAAGGAGATATTTATGTTTACAAATAGAAAACTTCAAGTAAAAATAGATTCTTTAATAAAACAATTAGAAAATAGAAACAAAACTTTAGAATAGTATGCACAAGCATATTCTAAATTAAAAAAAGAGAACGAAGAATTAAAAAAATAGAATAGAGAATTAAAACACATAAAACAAGAAAATGAAATTATGAAAAAATATTATGAATTAGATGTTGAGCCATCTTCAGAAATAAAAGCGAAAGTTCTTACAGATTTACGCCTACATGATATGGAATATAAAAGATTAGAAGAATTAATACAACAACGTTCAATATTGCAATTGCAACAACCATATTATTATCCCATATATATGTATAACATTTAAAAAAAACTTAAAATTTTTTTGTATAATATAATTAAGAAAAAAGATAAATATTACCAGACAAGGAGGAAAGAGTCCAATGTACAATTAAATTTTAACTAAATTTAATATAGGAGGTATACTCCAATGGACATATCACTTTAATGGTATTTATTTTACAAGGGGTGGGTATTTACCTACCCCTTGACTTTTTTCTTTTTTTTTGATATAATATTCTTATAAGGATTAAAAGGAGTGTTTATATGATTCGGCGCTTTGAACCACACTCTCATACAATGTATTCAAACTTACGTCTTTTGGATTGTATCAACAGACCAAAGGCACTCATTGACAGAGCCATTGAATTGAATCTTGCGGGGATTGCTATTACAGAGCATGAGTGTTTGTCCAGTGCTCCCGAAGTGAATTTTTATGCTCAAGAACTTTTAAAGGAACATCCTGATTTTAAGGTTGCAATAGGAAATGAGATTTATTTAACTTCGTCCAGAGAAATGGGGCAAAAATATTTCCACTTTATTTTAATTGCAAAAAATAAAACAGGATTTAGAGCTTTAAAAGAACTATCTTCAAGAGCGTGGATGAATAGCTATTGGGACAGAGGTCTTGAAAGAGTTCCTACAACTTATGATGACCTTGAAGAAATTGTTAATAAGTATCCAAATAGTTTAATTGCGACTACCGCGTGTTTGGGCGGAGAGCTACCATTTTTAACTATGGAGCTTATTAAAGCAGAAAAGCATCGAGATGAAAGAACTGTCACCGCCGCGCATAATGAAATTGTAAATTTTGTTTTATGGTGTAAAAAGTTATTTAAGGATGATTTTTATATTGAGTGTGCGCCAGGCCAATCTCATGACCAGATTATGGTGAATAAAAGATTGGTGTCTATTGCAAAAGCATTTGGTTGTAAAATGGTTCTTGGAACAGATGCACATTATTTGAAGAAAGAAGATAGATATGTTCATAAAGCATATCTTAACTCAAAAGGCGGAGAGCGAGAAGTTGACGCATTCTATGAGTATGCGTATCTTCAAGATGAAAATGACATAAGAAAAAATATTGCCATATCTGAATTAAATTATGACGAATTGGTTAGTAATTCTTATGAAATTTATAATAAAATTGAAAATTATAGTATTGCACATAAACAGACAATTCCTAAGGTAAAAGTTAAAAAATATCAGAAAAAAGAATGTAAAGAACCTTTTAAAACTCAATACCCCATCTTATCTGATATGTGCGATTCTACAGATGAATATGAAAGATACTGGGTAAGAGAGTGTTTAGATAAATTAATGTCATTAGATAAATATAATGATACATATCTCTCTCGGTTAGAAGAAGAAGCAGATATTAAGAAAACAATTAGTGAAAAACTTGGAACCAATATGTTTCGTTATCCTATTGTTCTTCAACATTATGTTGATATGTTCTGGGAGTGTGGAAGCACAGTTGGTGCAGGACGTGGTTCATCTTGTTCAGGTTTAAATCACTATTTGTTAGGCGTGACTCAGCTTGACCCAATTAAATGGGAACTTCCATTCTGGAGATATAGCAATAAAGAGAGAGTCGAACTCGGTGGTCTATTGTTGATATTGCCGAGTTGTAAATAAAGATTGTGAACCTTGCTAAAGGGTGTCGCATATGCGGCTAACGGTATCAGTGAAATAAGATATATTTTTAAAATATATACGAATCAACTGACTAAGAGAGTAAGCGACCTGAAAATGGTTAGGCATATAATACCGTGCTAAAATTTTTTCCAAAAATTCAAGGTCAAAGTTAAATAATTTATCAAGGTCAATTTTTATATATTATAGAAAAAATAAAATAAAAGGAGATTTTGATATGATACATTTTATTTATTTAACAAAAAACCTTATAACAAATGAAAAATATATTGGAAAACATCATGGAGAATTAAATGACAATTATCTTGGCAGTGGAAAGATTCTTCAAAGAGCAATAAATAAATATGGAAAAGAAAATTTTAAAAGAGAAATCTTATATATCTCTAAAAATGCTCAAGAGAATAATGAAAAAGAAAAAGAATTTATTAAAGCCTTCAATGCGGTAAAAGATAAAACATTTTATAATATTGCAGAAGGCGGAGACGGTGGAGATATATTTCATTTGTTATCAGTAGAACAGCAAGAAAAAATAAGATAGAAAGCTAAAGAAAGAACTGCTGGAATTAAAAACCCTAGATATGGAGTTCATTTAACAGAAGAAACTAAAGAAAAAATAAGAAAAAATAGAAATACTGATTATATGCAAACAGTAGAATATAAATAGATAATGTCTAAAGCTACCACTGGAGAAAAGAATGGTATGTTTGGAAAGCGCCATTCAAAAGAATCTAAACAAAAAATGAGCCAAGCTAAAAAAGGTAAAAAGCTAGGAAAAGAAAATGGGAATGCTAAAGGCATATCTGCTTATAAAGACTAGAATTATAAAATTTTAATTAAACATTTTGACACTATTCAAGAAGCACTAGTTTTTGTAGGAACAAAACCTACTGATTATTCAGGAATTTCTAAAAGAATAAAAATGAACAAACCATATAAGGGATATTATTGGAAAAAAGAAAGTGTAGAGACTAATATAGAGGAATAGAGATAAGCACTATTCCGTAGCGCAATCTAGCGATAAATGAAGCAATAACTCTCAGTAATTTATCGTAAAAGATATAGTCCATAAAAGGATATTGATATTGACCTTTGTCCTAGTAAACGTCCACTTATTCTTCAAAAGATAAAGGAAGAAAGAGGACAAAAATTCAATCCTAATATTGATGATTTAAGTCGAGCTAATCTTGGTTGTACATTGATTGCAACTTTTGGAACTGAAGGAACAAAAAGTGCGATTCTTACCGCCTGTCGCGGATATAGAGGTCAAGGTTCTGGATATACTGTATCTGGACCAACAAATGAAAATGAAGATGGATGGACAACTGATTATCGAGATGGAATAGATGTAGATACAGCCCAATACTTATCATCATTGATTCCAAGTGAAAGAGGATTTCTTTGGCCTCTTAAAGATGTCGTTTATGGTAACAAGGATAAAGATAGAAAGCCTATTACAGCTTTTATTAATGAAATTAACAAATATCCTGGTCTTTTAGATATTGCGATGGCAATTGAAGGTCTTGTAAATAAAAGAAGTAGCCACGCTTCTGGAGTTATTCTTTTTGATGAAGACCCATATGAGTTTGGATGTTTTATGCGAACTCCCAAAGGCGAGATTATTACTCAGTGGGACCTGCACAAATGTGAAGCGTGCGGTATGACTAAGTATGACTTCCTTGTCACAGAAGTTCAGGATAAGTTAGTTGAAACGATTAGGCTTCTTCAAAAGTATAAGCAAATTGATGATAGTTTAACTTTAAGAGAGGTGTATGATAAGTATTTTCATCCAGAGGTTCTTCCTTTAGAGGATGAAAGTATTTGGAAAGCACTTCGTGAGAATAGTGTGTTAAATGTGTTCCAGTTCGATTCTGATGTAGGTTCTCAGGCGGCAAAGAAAATTAAGCCAACCAACATAATGGAAATGGCAGATGCCAATGGACTAATGAGACTGATGACTTCTGAAAAAGGAGAAGAAACCCCTATGGAAAGATACATCAGATATAAGAATAATATTAGTCTTTGGTATAAAGAAATGGATAAAGCTGGATTAACAAAAGAAGAACAAAAAGTAATTGAACCTTACTTTAAAACATCTTATGGAGTTCCGCCATCTCAGGAGCAGTTAATGAAAATGTTAATGGATGAAAAAATTTGCAACTTTTCATTGAAAGAAGCTAACTCTGCAAGAAAAATTGTTGGTAAGAAGCAAATGGCAAAGATTCCTGAGCTTCATCAGCAAATTCTTGATACGGCTTCAAGTGCTTTACTTGGTAAATATATATGGGAGCGTGGCGTAGGTCCTCAGATGGGATATTCATTTAGTATCATCCACGCGCTTGCATATTCATTCATTGGAGTTCAAACCATTTATATTGCAACTCACTGGAATCCTATTTATTGGAATACAGCTTGTCTAATCGTTAATAGTGGTTCTCTTGAGGAACAAGAGAAAGAAGAAATAGTTAGTATCTATGAAAAAGAAGATGCTGAAGATTGTATTTATGAAGATTTGCCAGATAGGTCTGGGAAAAAGAAAATTGAAAAAACAACAGACTATGGTAAATTAGCAAAGGCGATTGGCGATATCACAACAAAAGGAATCAAAGTATCGCTCGTTGATATAAATAAGTCTGGTTTTAGTTTTGAGCCAGATGAAAAAAATAATGAAATTTTGTTTGGATTAAAAGGTGTCAACAAAATTGGTGATTCTGTAATTAGTCAAATTATTGCGAATAGACCGTACACTGGAATCAAAGATTTTATGCGGCGGTGCCCGCTCAACAAGACCCAGATGGTCGAGTTGATTAAGGCTGGCGCATTTGATAAAATTGACCAGGCGTGGGCGCAGTCCCTGAGCAAAGAACCCCGCTACGCAATCATGGCCTATTATATCTTGTCTATTGTTGATGAAAAGAAGCGTCTAACTCTTCAAAATTTTAATGGATTAGTTAAAGCAAATTTAGTTCCAGAACAGTATCATAAACAGAAACTTTGTTATAAATTTAATAAATACCTTAGAACATATCAGAAGTATGATAAATATTATATATTAAATGATAACTTGTTGAAGTATTATAGTATGTATTGGCCAATGGAAGAATTAGATGTTATCAATGGAGAAACTTCTATTCTTCAAACTACATGGGACAAAATTTATCAGCAAGAAATGGATACAGTAAGAACTTGGTTAAAAGATTGTCAAAAAGAAGTTCTTGATAGTTATAATCGGCTTTTGTTTAATGAAGCGTGGGAAAAATATGCGTTAGGGAATGTTTCAGCATGGGAAATGGAAAGCCTTTGTTTCTATTATCATAACCATGAATTAAATGATATTGACAAAAAGAAGTATGGTATTAGAAACTTCTTTAGTCTATCATATGACCCTGATATTGATTATTTTTATAAGCGAAACGGTAGACAAATCCCAATTTTCAAACTATACAAAATTGCTGGAACAATCATCAATAAGAACAATACAAAAGCATCCATTACTTTGTTGACTGTTGATGGAGTTGTAAATGTAAAATTCACGAAAGAGTATTATGCTATGTTTAATAGACAGCTTTCTGAAGTTCAAGCGGATGGAAGAAAAAAAGTTATTGAAAAAGGATGGTTCAATCGAGGAACTAAAGTTCTTATCACAGGCTATAGACGAGAGGATACTTTCGTAGCTAAAACTTATAAGAACACTTCAACTCACCAACTATATAGAATCACAAAAGTAAATGGAAAGAATATTTCATTAGAGCATGAAAGGAAAACTACTAATGAGCAAAATTAAGTTAATTGCTCTGTTCGGGAAGTCCGGTGCTGGAAAGGATACTATCCAGCACTGGCTCCAAGAGCATTATGATATATTTAATGGCCTAGTCTCTTATACTACGCGGCCACCCCGCGGAAATGAGATTGATGGAGAAGATTATAATTTTATTTCAACTCAAGAGTTTTTAGAGAAGCTCTCTCGTGATGAAATTCTTGAGTATGCAGAATTTAATGAATGGTATTATGGGACAGCCATTGACGCCTTTGATGAAAATAAAATTAACCTTGGAGTCTTTAACATCCAAGGAATCAGGTCATTAATGAAATACAGCGATAAGATTGAAATGTTGCCTGTCTATATTGATGCTCCTGATAGAATTAGGCTTCTTAGGTCATTAAAGCGGGAAAGCAATCCAGACTGTTATGAAATCTGTCGGCGCTATTTAGCAGACGAGAAAGATTTTCAATTGCTTGACTTCTACCATGAATATTACTATAATGACAGCGATTTAATGGAATTTTATGGTTTCTTTAATCGCCCAAAAGTAAAAGAGTTTTTAAAAGGGGATTCCAATAAATATGATTAAACATTATATTGACAAAGATGAAACCTTAAATACAATTTGTAAATATCGTTGTGGTTTTCATCAAACTTTTGAACAATGTAAAAATCAATGTAAGTTATGTCTTGTTGTGAGTGAAATTACTCCAAAATATAGTTCTATCACCCTCCAAGAAGATAAGGACGAAAATAGATAATTTATCTTCGACATTTTTCATATATATTACCCTAAAAATATTTAAATAACTAGGAGGAAAAAGATATGCTATATGTAATTAAACGTGATGGTAGGAAAGAACCATTTAATCCAAAGAAAATTTAGAACGCCATTTATCAAGCCTTTTATGCGGTAGATGGAGAACTAAATGAATATGCAGAAACAAAAGCAGAAAACATAACCAATTATATTGAAGGCTATTGTTGTGAAGAAGAAAAGCCCATTTCAATAGAAGAAATTCAAGATTTAGTTGAAAATGGTTTAATGTCTACTAAACGTAAAGATGTGGCAAGGGCTTACATTAAATATCGGAATGAAAGAACAAGAGAAAGAAACTGGAATAACAAAATGATGCGGGCGGCGAAAGATAAATTAACTGGCATAAAAATTGACAATCAAAATGCCAACGTTGATGAGCATTCGTTTGGCGGTCGTCGGGGCGAATTTGATTCAGTTATTGCAAAACAGTATGCTCTTGATAATTGTATGTCTAAAATGGCGCGTGATAATCATTTAAATAATGAAATTTACATCCATGATTTAGACTCATATGCGGTTGGTATGCACAACTGTTTATCCATTCCTTTTGATGAATTACTTGCCAATGGCTTTAATACTCGTCAAACAGATGTAAGACCTGCAAATTCAATTAACACAGCTTTTCAATTAGTTGCAGTTTTATTCCAATTACAATCATTACAACAATTTGGTGGCGTATCTGCCACACATTTAGATTGGACAATGGTTCCATATGTAAGAAAAAGTTTTGTTAAACACTGGAAAGATGGATTGTATTATTTAGAACCTAAAGATGATTTAGTAATAGGTAAATTGAAAGATAATAATAAACTATTCCACAATCTTTCCATTGAACATGAAATATTTACAAAGCATGATAAAGCCTATTGGTATGCTATGGATATGCTTAAAAAAGAGATAACCCAAGCTGTCGAAGGTATGTATCATAATCTTAATACGCTTCAATCCCGTTCTGGTAATCAGCTACCTTTCACTTCAATTAATTATGGAACCTGCACCCTTCCTGAAGGTAGAATGATTATTAAAGCACTTCTTGAGGGTTCCATTAAAGGTGTAGGGAAATTCCATAAAACAAGTGTTTTTCCTTGTGGAATTTTTCAAGTTATGAAAGGTGTTAATAAAGAGCCTGGTACACCTAATTATGATATGTATAGATTAGCTCTTCAATCAACAGCTAAACGCCTATACCCTAACTACGCTAACGTAGACTGGAGCGGGAATGCAGGATATGACCGTAATGACCCTACCACATACTTTAGTACCATGGGATGCAGAACGAGTAATGGGTATGACATTAATGCTAATCTGGGTGTAAACCCTCAGCGCAAAGATGGAAGAGGTAATATCTGTCCTGTTACAATTATTCTTCCTACTCTTGCTATGGAAGCTAAAAATATGCCAATATCAATATCAGCCATAAATAAAAAAGATAGAATAAAATTATTTGAATGGAATTATACATTAATTGATAATTTCTTCTATTTACTTAATCAAAAAATCAATGAAGCTAAAGATATGTTGATTGAAAGATTTAATTATATTTGCTCTCAATCTCCAGCTTCCGCAAAGTTTATGTGGGAAAATAATACTATGTCTGGATACAACCCAGAAGAGGGCATTATTAGCGCCATGAAACATGGTACGTTAGCTATGGGCCAGATTGGTTTAGCTGAAACTCTTCAAATTCTTATTGGTTGCGACCATACAACAGAAGAAGGTATGAAGCTAGCAAAACGCATTGAACAACTTTTCAAAGATAGATGCGCTGAATTTAAGAAACGATATAAATTAAACTTTGGTGTATATTATTCTCCCGCTGAGAATCTTTGTTATACATCAATGAAAAAATTCCAAAAAAAATATGGTATAATTGAAAATATTAGTGATAAAGATTTCTTTACCAATTCAATTCATGTTCCTGTTTGGAAAGAAATTGACCCATTCACTAAGATTGATATTGAAAGTCAATTAACTGGATACTCATCTGCTGGATGTATTACTTATGTTGAATTAGATAGCTCAATTTTAAATAATATTGATGCCCTAGAACAAATCGTAAATTATGCGATGGATAAAGATGTTCCTTATTTCGCATTAAATATCCCAAATGATTTATGCTTAAACTGTGGTTATACTAGCGAAATTAATGATAAATGTCCAATGTGCGACGGCACAGACATCCAGCGTCTAAGACGCGTCACTGGCTATCTCACCGGTGATTATAAAACTGCTTTCAATTTAGGTAAACAGCAAGAAACTGAAATGAGATTTAAACACTCATTACTTTTGAAAGGCAGAATGCGATTATGAGATATAGCGGTTTAGTTAAAAATGATTTTGCGAATGGTAAAGGCGTGTGCGTGTCCCTATTTACACAGGGGTGCCCGCACAGATGTAAAGGATGTTTCAATCCAGAAACTTGGGATTATGATGGCGGAAAAGAGGTTCCCGCCGACCTTTCTCAACAGATTATTCAAGCAATTTCTGCGAATGGTATCCAAAGAAACTTTTCAATTCTTGGGGGCGAACCTCTTTGCCCTGAAAATCGTGAATTTGTAAATAATATTATTAACGAAGTCAAACAAAATTATCCAACCATTAAGATTTTTATTTGGACTGGTTATACTTTAGAAGATTTACAAAAAGAAAATAATCCCATTATTAATAGTATCTTATCTAATATAGACACTTTAATAGATGGACCATATGTTGATGAATTGAGAGATTTGACTTTAGAGTTAAGAGGAAGTAAAAATCAAAAAATCCGACACAACGGAATTGATTTTTAATATATAAAAAGGAGAAAACAATGAGCACTGATATTTCAATCGGCACAGTATATGACTTAAATAAAGAAGCTATGAAACAAGAGAAAAGAATGACTAAGGCAGACATCGCAGCGATTAAACCACAACTTGAAGAATGGTTTAATTGGACGCTCGATGCTTATGCTATGCTCTTGTGTCGAGAAAGATATGATTTTACTGTATTTCATTTATATGAAAAACAAAATAAAAACCCTGCGGCGGTTGCCGCTTCAGAGCTGATTGACCTTATCCAAAACTATCGAGGAGTACTCCTCTCGATAGACAAGGATGAAGACAATAATGCTTGGGAAATTTGGGTTAAGATTAGAAATGAACCTTATCTTTATTATCTGTTTAGATGCGACGATATGGTGATTGAATGTTAAGGAGAGAAAAAAGTTATGAAAAAGATAATTGGAGTTTTTCATCCATTTGACTTATATCAAACTTTTTACGTCTACGAAGATTCAGAAAAATTAGAAGCTGTTCAAACTAAAATTGAGGACATTCCAGAAACAGTTTTTAAACTTTCTGAAATGTATAATGTTGATAAAGTTGATATAGCTGGAACAAAAATGTTTACAAGGGGTATAATGAAACGTATCCAAGCTGAAGAAATGCTAAAATATAGCAAAAATAAAATCGAAATCAAATTAGTTTAATTCAAAGGAGATAAAAGGATTATGAAGTATTTAGTTAGCGCAGTTGAGACTTATCGTGTTGATACCGAGCTTGAAGCCACTCAACTAATTGAAGAGTCTAAGAAGGCTGGTTCCTATGAGCTGAGCAAGTATTCTAGTGAGCGCAAAGAGCGTAAAAGCAAAGGGGAAGTTATTGACGAGTTCTATAAGGTATCTTTAACCAAAGTCTTCAATGACATTAAAGAGCCTATTTCCGACGTCGAAATTAAATATGAGGTGCTGTAATGCGAATTAATTATAAAAAGTTAAATGAATTTGCAAAAGAGCCAACTTCTGGTTCTAAGTATGCAGCGGGTGTTGACCTATACGCTGCCACAGATGAGCCTCTACTCGTCTTCCCGCACACAACCGAAAAGGTTTCCACTGGTATTGCGGTTGACCTTCCTCTGGGAACTTTCGGAGCAATCTTCGCACGCTCCGGAATTGCAACTAAGCGGGGATTAAGACCAGCTAATTGCGTAGGGGTTATTGATGCCGATTATCGTGGCCCTGTTATCGTAGCAATTCATAATGACACTAACCAGATTCAAACAATCGAGCCGCAAGAAAGAATTGCCCAGCTTGTTGTTGTGCCTTATTTCCAAGTTGATTTAAATGAAGTTGATGAGTTAAGTGAAACGGTTCGTGGAACCGCTGGATTTGGTGATTCTGGAAGATTCTAAAAAAGAAGAGGTGGTGCTAAGCACCACCTCTTTTATCATTTCTTTTTAGGAATAATAGCCACCAGAATAGGACTTTTAAAAGTGTATCCAGATTCAATCATGGTATCATTATAATATCTTTTTACGCCCTTGCTATCAGCTTTTACTTGAGCACCACTGTTATTGCAGGAACGATTTACATCTTTTCCATTTTTCTTACCTTGATACATAAACCCATTAGAGTCTTGAATATATGCTGCGCCAGGTACTTTATAACGACTTGGCATATGCGCCCAGTTTTTGGCGCCAACATAATAAACATCACACTTGGTTTTATCAAGGTTTTCATAACCAGTCATTGACTTAACTATTGTATTCTTTTTCTTTAGAATATTTTCGGCACCGCCACCAATGCCAGGTTTATGGTTAATGCGCTTACCTTTTTTAATTAACCCCGCCTCTACTAAAGCAGCTGTCACCGCGCCAGTACAAGTAGTAATCCTTTTCTTAACAATATCTTCGTGCGTATAAGCTCCGCCCTTATGACGACACTTATATTTCACAATATCATCATAAACAGCTTTTTCGCTTTTCAAACACAGCTATTGATAATTTTGATTTTTTTGTTTAATTGTGGGCGGTTCTTTAGGAGCTTCAGTTTTTTGAGTCGTGGTGATATTCTGGGGAGTTGATGGCTTTACTGAAATCGTAGCCTTCCCCTTATTTTTGCTTATAAATTTACTATTGCAAAAACCATATTTGTCATTATAGACAATATATAACCAAGTGACTCCTGTTTTAGCCTGAGTTGTATCACACACCCCAATGGCAGTTCCATTTTTAAGTGGGCTAAAAGAGACTGGTTTATATTCAGCACCGGGGCCAGTCCGAATATTTAACAAATTCGCATTAACATATCCTGTGTATTTTACAGTTTTATTAAGAGACATTTAATCCCTCCTAGTATTATTCAACGGGTAAATTAGTTTTAATATTTCTA